ACGCGAGGCTGCCGAGGAAGCGCGGCGCGGATTTGAACGGATGTTAGAGCAATCTTAATTAGGGAGGGGCGGGCCAATAAGCCCGCCCATTTTTTATGGCACATGGAGATCCAGCAGATCGAGGCGGCGCCGATGCTTACTATGGCAGGGCAATTGACCCGCATTACTGGCCCGAGGGAACGTACAAAGGCAAGCGGGTCGAGGCGAAGCAGATGACCGCAGCACAATGCGAAGAGTATTATCAGGCATACTTGGCGCAAGACTTCTTTAAAGACTGGGGATATGAATAACGCCAGGGCCCTTCGGGGCCCTTTCGCGTCGCGCCTTGGCGCTGCGACATAAAACAGAAAAGACAAGGCGCAGGGCGCAAGGCGCAGGATCGACGCGCAGGACGCAAGGCGCAGGAAAAATAAAACTTGCGGACCACTTGCAATCTGCTAAACTCTAAGCATTCAACAGAGAAGGAAACAAACACCATGAAAAGCGCAATCATCTACAACGGGCCGAGCCTATTGGATGGTCAACCAATCGTTGTTATCGCGACATATTCAAACCGCAACACAAAGACGGGAACGGTCGTTCAAACTTACATCTTGTGCCGCGACACGAACCCGCTTGAAGCTTCAAAGACCGGCGCAGATTTTTCAATTTGCGGCGATTGCACAATGCGCGGCGAAGTAACAACGGACCCGCAACGCAAGCAAGCAAAGGGGCGCCGCTGTTACGTTAACTTAGGGCAAGGCGTCTTGATCGTTTGGAAAGCATTCCAGCGCGGCGTATATAAAGACGGGCCCGCTCGGGTCATGGGCCGCGGTCGTTTCGTTCGCGTCGGAACATACGGAGATCCCGCGGCGGTCCCGTCCCACGTTTGGGACGAACTTCTAAGTGAAGCGGATACTTGGACAGCGTATAGCCACCAATCCGGATTCCGTCCCGACCTCGCGATGCAATCCGCCGATGATCATGCGCAAGCGGTCGCGCATTGGAAACAAGGACACCGGACCTTCCGAGTCATTGCGGATCTTGGCGACCTAGACAAGGCGAACGAGGCCCTTTGCCCTGCATCAAAAGAAGCAGGGCGCCGCGCTCAATGCACCGCCTGCAAATTATGCAAGGGCTCGAGCCTAGCAAAATCAATCGCAATAGTGGAACACTAACAAAAGGGGCTTCGGCCCCTTTTTTATTTGTCCAACGCGCCGCTGCGCCTTGCACCGCGGACCGCGGACCGATAACATCAAGGCGCAGGGCGCAAGATACCTTCCAAAACAGGGCGCAGGGCGCAGAACAAGGACGCAGGACTGTCAACGCGCAGGACGCAGGGCGCAAGGCACCCCTGCTCAAGGACCTCGGGCCCCTGATCTCCCCCAAATAAAAGTATATCACGCTCCTTGGCCCTCTTTACCAAGAAGAAATTCGCACCACCGCGAGCCCAATATGCCATATTCCAAGCAACTTGATGAGGCGAGAGTTTTATTGCGTTGGAGTTCGCTACCTTCAACTCCATCCAGAAGGGTAAGCCGTCCCATACTAAATGTACATCTGGCACCCCGCCACCGTGCTTGTTTTCAATCCTTGTCGCGAAGCAATTCTTCGGAAGGTTTGTCCTCAATGAGTTCCAAAAATTCGCCTCCGGCCCCTTGCTCATCTGGTGTGATATCCTTTGCTGTTCCTTCTATCACAAAAGCTTGAGGGTATTGCTTTTGCAACGCCGCCAAACGGGCAGTGATCTCATCCCGTGACATCTGATCTATGGTGTTGATCTGCTCCCGCCTATCGACAGTCAAGCCACCCAAAGCAGAGCGGATCTTCTCGGCATTGATAGCCGCAGAAAACTGGCCCGCCTCTTCGGCACCCGCTGACAGTTGATACAGCCGTTGAAGCTGACCAATAGTGGAGACGCCATAGCGTCGTTGTCTCTCCTCTCGGAGCTCGGTTACATATTCCAAAACGTGCGGGTAGTCTCGCCCATTGAGAAGCTTGGACGCACTGGTGTTGGCAACCTCGGCAGAATAACCTGCCTTGCGGGCTGCTTCGGCGTTTGAGTATATGCCCTCGACAATGTGCCTTGCGAAGGTGCGTTGTCGGTTGGTCAGCGTCCGACCGTGCTCCTCCTCGATCTTCTGTTCAAGCTTTCCCATGGTCACCCCGTTGTTGTTATCCAACAATCTATACCAAGTGATTGGCTCTTTCAACTTTCCTATATAGCGATTTTTTCCCAGCGAAGTGTATCCAAGTGTAACCAGATGTATCCAGATCTGGGCTGTCTAAGCACTATAAATAAGGCTTGGATACGTTTGGATACGGTGGATACGGTATATTTGAATGAAAAAAAAAAAACAAAAAATCTCTGGGGAAGTGTCTATAGTGTAACTCGCGTAACCGCTGCTTGCAAAAAAGTCCTTGACCCGAGGACCGAGGTGCAATAGCTTGCATGTATTCAACAAGTAATCAAGGAAGGAAAGACTTATGAAACTTGAATTAAAATCTATTAAGCATACTGCGTGGGCTTCTGAGGAGACTCATTGTTATCAGGCCAATCTATATGTGGATGGCAAGCCTGTTGCTGTTGTGAGCAACGACGGTCATGGTGGTTGTGACCGTGACTATGATCATCCTAAGTTCAAGGGTGACAGTCGTGATTACCGTGCGGTAATGAAATCTATTGAAGAGTATTTTGAATCGTTGCCTCCTTCACCTTTCAGTTATGAGGGTGCGGATGGTGTTATGGTTCATGATACTTTGCCTCAGACGTTGGAGGCGTGGTGTTGTGATCAAGTCAATGATTTTTTGACGGGTCGTGAATTGAAGCGCAAGTTGAAGAGCAACATTTTGTTTCAGAAGGAGGGTTCGGATGATGTGTATGGATCCAAGTATTATCCTACTGTGACTGATGGTTCGTGGGTCAATGGCCGTCGTATTTTGAACGACATGCCATTTGCTGATGCGTTAGAGATTTGGAAGGCGACATAATGGTTTTGCCAAATTTAGAGTTTGCTGTGTTGCGTGTTGCGATTGATCACATGATTGAGCATCTGGAGGATATTTGGTTGGACAGTGATGCGGAGCCTTGGGAGCATGAGGAGCTTCACAGTAGGTTGGAAGCCGCCAAGCGATTGAAGGAGCGGTTTTCATGAGTGCTTATTACAACGAGATAGATCCTTATGCGGCGTCATGGTTGCGGGAATTAATTAAGGCGGGCCACATTGCTGATGGTGTGGTTGACGAGAGGAGTATTAGTGATGTCAGACCAGAAGAGCTTTTTGAATTTACTCAGTGTCACTTCTTCGCGGGGATTGGAATCTGGAGCCACGCGCTCCGCTCCGCGGGATGGGAAGATGACAGGCCTGTGTGGACGGGCTCATGTCCCTGCCAACCTTTCAGCCAGAGCGGCACAAGAAAGGGGGTGCTTGACGAGCGGCACCTCTGGCCTCACTGGCACCACCTCATCGCGGAGTGTCGCCCTTCAACGATCTTTGGAGAGCAGGTTGCGAGCAAAGACGGGCTTGGTTGGCTCGACCTTGTACAAGCTGACATGGAAGGAGAGGACTACGCCTTCGGGGCTTTCGATTTGTGCTCTGCGGGCTTCGGCGCCCCGCACATCCGGCAACGGCTTTGGTTCGTGGCCGACGCCGACGACGCGGGATCACAAGGGCGGTTACATGGGGGGTCGGATACGCAACGGCAAGATCAGCACGGACACGTTGGATGTGGCGGCTCAGTTGGTGGGATGGCCGACGCCGAATGCGACGAACAACGGTCGGGGCGAGGATCCGGACGCGAAGATCAAGCGCGGGATGAACGCGGGGTTGAATCCTGCGGACGCGGCGAGGTTGGCGGGGTGGACCACACCATCAGCCTCGGACGGGACGCGGGGCGGCAGTGGGATCACGGCCAAGATGTCGGGGAGCAGTCTAACTCAGATGTCGAAGATGGCGGGTCCGATAAGACTAACGGCTTCTGGGGAGATGTTGACTGGCTTGGATGCAGGGATGGAAGGTGGAGGCCAGTTAGATCCGGCACATTCCCGTTGGTTGATGGGGCTACCTCCCGCGTGGGACGATTGCGCGCCTATGGCAACGCGATCACGGCGCAAGTCGCGCAAGGATTAATTGAAAGTTATATGGAGACAGAGAATGCCTAAACACACAGCGCAATACATGATCGACGGTGCTTCGGCGCAGATTGAGATAGTTGAAGCCGTTCCAGATCACGGGGGTATAAAAGGCTATTTTAGAACCCTTGCTCTTGCTGATTTTTGTTGGGAGGGGGATCCAGACTGGCCTGTCTTTGTGGCACAGGTCACATCAGTTGCGGATTGTATGTTTGCAGAGTTTAACAATGAGGTTGAGGAAAACGTGACGCAATACATTCAATTTAAAACGGGAGGTGTTTTGTAATGCCTAATCATTGTTATCAGAGTGTGTACCTTCACGGCCCGACCCATTTGATCCAGCACTTACATGCTGCGCTATCGAAGCCGGAGCCTGAGTTTTGCAGCACGATTGCGCCCATGCCGTTTGAGGTGTGGGCCCACGAGGAGAGGCGCCCTGATCAACTCATGCCTGACTGGTACGAGTGGCGTGTTGAGAACTGGGGTACGAACTGGGATGTCTGCGAGGTTGAGATTATTGAGCCTTTGGCGCATGAAGATGTGTTCGACAAATCGTGGTTTTCGTTCCGCTGTTGGACGGCATGGGGTGCGCCTATTCCGGTGTGGGATAAGTTGCATGCGATGGGCATTGAGGTTCAGGCTGAGTATCAGGACGAGGGTGGGATGTTTGAGGGTGAGTATCATCACGGCGAGGATCGTTCGTGGGATCCTGAGATTAAGGAGGAGGCGTGATGGAGTTGCGAGAGTTGACGCAGGCTTTGGCTGCGGGGAAGGATGTTCGTTGGGTTAATGGCGGGTACAATGTGGCTTGGGAAGATTTGCCTCAAGGTCCTGCGATTGTGATCCGCCATGAAAATGGTTTTGGTGGAGCGATGGCGATCAGCGAGATGGAGGGTTGTTATGTGAAGGAGGAGGCGTGATGACAGCGCAGGACATGGAAGATATGTTGGATGCGGTATTTCGCAAAGTGTTTAGGAGTTTAACAGAAGAGGAGAAGAAGAAATGATTAGAGAATTTTGGCAACGGCTGACGCGCAAGCGTCGGAGCAATAAGAAGTTGACGCGCAAGGAGCAGATCTTGGGTGAGTTGGACCGAGGAGCGGGGACTGCGAAGCAGTTGTCGGACCGCACGGGATTGAAGCTTACGATTGTTCGGGCGACGATGACCCAGTTACACAAGGCTGGTTTAATTGTGGACACTGGAAAGAAGTCTGGACGCGAGGGCGTTTGGATTGTGAAAAAAAGTTCTTGACTAACGCGCAGAGCGCATGTCACAAACAAGTTACTATCAACTAGAAGCCAAGTAAGGAGAAAACACATGGCAACGAAGAAAGCACCACAAGAGTCTGCATTGGAAATTCAACCATTGAAGCAGGGTCGCGTTAAACTTCGGATGATGGGCACTACCCCGTTGTATTTCAACAGCATGAGCAGCAAGGCTATGCGTGATTTGTTGATTGGTGGGGGTCGCAAGACTGCGGCGCAGAAGAAAGAGATCAAGCACAACCCTGAGCAGGAGTTTCGTGATTCGGTTTACAAGAAGTCTTTTGGGGATACGTTGTTATGTTTCCCTGCTCCAGGGGTCAAGGGCGCGATGGCTACGGCTGCGTTGGAGACTGACGGGATTACGAAGACGAGTGTGCAGCGGTTGATTTTTTTACCTCAGACGCATGTTCAGATATGGGGCAAGCCTCAGTTGAAGATTGACATGGTTCGCTCTGCGGACATGAACAAGACGCCGGACATGCGGACGCGGGCTTACTTGCCTCGTTGGTGTGCGGAGGTTGACATTGCGTATGTTCAGCCGACGTTGAGTGCGTATTCGATTGTGTCGTTGTTGACGAATGCGGGATCGATTGTTGGGATTGGAGACTTCCGACAGGAGAAGGGCCGAGGATCGTTTGGCACGTTCCAAGTTCTGACTGAGGACAGCATGGGTTCATTTCAGAGTGAGTGGGATGAGTTGATGTTGGAGGATCGAGCGGTTCAGCAGGATGCGATGGACAACCCTGTGTTTGCGGATGAGCAGACTGAGGAGTTGATGCAGTTCATGGCGGATGAGAGATCCCGCCGTGATATTACTTTAGTTGCGTAAGAAGGATCGGGGGCCGCGAGCCCCCATCCATTTGGTCAAGGTTAGACGGTCTGGGTGAGGTGCGGTCGAGCACGTTCGGTTAGGGCGGGGTACGGTCCGGTTGGGTCAGGTTTGTTAAGGCGGTCACGGTGGTTTAGTTCGGGTTGGGCGTGGTAGGTCAGGTAAGGTAAGTCGGTCTAGGTTGGGTACGGCGGTGTGTGTCGGGTTGTGTTGGGTCAGGGTTTGTTACGGCGGTCATGTTGCGGTTCGGTTGGGTCTTATAAGGCTCGGTTGGGTCGGGTGTGTTAAGGCGGTCGGGGTCACTCTAGGTGAGGTGTGATGTGTTCGGTTAAGTTATGGTCACGGTAAGGCGGTCGGGGTGAGATGTGTTTCGGCTTTATTGGTTTTGGTATCGTATGTTAAGGCGGTCACGGTTCTGGTCGGTTAAGTTGCGTCTGGGTACGTCGAGGTGTGGTACGGCAGGCTAAGGCGGTCAAGGTGTGTTGTGTTCGGGCATGTAGATTTTCGGTGAGGTATGTTCGGGTGAGGCACGGCGGTCAATTAAACAGCTATATAAGGAGAAAAGAAATGGCTGGTTTTCCAAAGAAAGAACGTCAAAGAATTATTGACGAATATCTAGCGGCATCTGGGAACAACATGTTTGTTCCGCACGAGTTTGTGGATTGGTTGGGTGGACAGCCTGGTCATGAGGCATATGATTGGTTCTATGGTATGGATGATGCGCAAGCTGCGCGTCAACATCGGATCCAGTTGGCTCGTCAGATGGCGAGTGGTCTAAGGATCGTGGTTCAAGACACGACGACCAATGATCAGGTGGTTAGTTTATCGGTTCGTGAGTACCCTACGTTCATCAGTCCTGTGAGTTTACGCAAGAGTGGTGGAGGGTATGAGCGGTTTGATCCTGATAGCAGTGATGCTCAACAAGAATTACGCAGACAGGCGGCGACGGCTATGGCATCTTGGTTATCAAGATATCGTGGGTGTGCTGAGAACATCGGTTTGGACATGGGTCCTTTGGAGGATATTGCTCAGACGTTGCGGGGTGTTGAGGAGGAAGTTGCGTGATTGAATATTTTACAGCGTTGGTCCTGCATTATGAGGTGCAGGACCATGAGATGGAGACGGTGGTTTGGTTTGAGAACGAGGCTCAATGTCAGGCGGTCATGGATCAGGACATTGCGATGCCGTTGTACGATGAGCTTTATAGTTTGTACGGCAACAACATCATGATGTTTTGTGAGGTGACCGATAAACCATCGAGGGTGGTACGACCGAAGATTAGGTCGGAGGGACTGGGCAATGGGTGACAGTGATTTAACTACATTCCAAGCGGCTCAGTTGAACTGGCTCAAGCGTCAGGTTGATGCGTTACAGGAGGAGCGGTATCGCAGAGATGCGAGGCCCAATGTACAGCGTGAGTTATTCGCTGCGCGTGAAGAACTGGATACATATGTTAAGAACCTTCGTGAAACGGGCAAGCAGATATGAACACATACAAGCGTGATAAGTACGAGGACATTTATCGTCAGGCGTGGTTGGCGCAGAACATCAAGGACAAGGCAGACAATCCGCGTTGGAATGGTGGGATAAGCAGCAGTGCGTTGAACGGGTTCACGAAGCATACGTCGGTGAACAAGGGTGGGCGTCCGAAGTTGTCGTTATCCAAGGATGCGGTGATGTTAAACAAGTTGCTGCAACGTGAGATTTCTTTAAACGATGCGGCTGACATCTTGGGCTTGACCGTTAAGTCTTTGCGTCAAATTAAATCAAGATACGGGTTACCAAGGAGCAAGGATGAAAAACCTTCTGACGTACATTCCAACGCGGATTAAAGAACTGAACCAAGAGATCGATGATATACTGTGGGAAGACACCGCGGATCCGAGGATCGAGCAGTTGGTAGAAGAACTCAATTATTTAAAGAGCCAAGAAGAGAAAGGAGAACTCTATGAGCCAGACTTTTGAGACGAAGAAAAAGTTTCAGTCGGAAGAGATGACTGTTTTGATAGAGGATCTAACTCATTCCGACAGTGCGTTCGGTGTGAATGAAGAGGGTGACGGGGTGTTCTTCGGCACCAGGATCGTTGAGAAGATGGAGCTTGAACCTGGAGACGAGGTTACGGCGCACTGCATTCCTAATTATGTGGACAAGCGGGACGAGATACCGTGGCGCTGCATAAAGATTTCCCACAAGAACGATTAACTTGCAACTTGTCCTCCAGTGGGTTAGAAGTAACCAACAAATGGAGGACAAGCTATGGCTCGTAAGAAGATGAAAGAGAAAGACAAGCAGCAATTTCAGAATGTTGGCTTGATCAAAGAGGATCATGACCTGCTTCGCAAGTTGGCGGACGCAGAGCAGAGGTCCATGGCACGACAACTATCTGTATTGATTAGAAAAGCTATTGCTGAATTAGAGACGGCTTGATATACTTTACCTACTGCTCGAATAGGTTCACGCCTGTGGCCTTATTTGCCCTCATCAACTAACCCCGACCCGGCTAGGATTCGCACTGCAACGGTTGGGGTTATTTTTTTGCCTCATTAGATTTGCCTTTTTTGCCTGCGATTTGGTAGTCCTTTTCTTTGGAGTACCCTCGGATTTGTGTGACGTTGGTGTAGGATTTATTCATTCCTTTGAGCAGGGCTTTTGCTACGTCATCCTCTAGGCCTGTTTGTTCGGCAAGGACCTTGGCCCCCGTATCAAGGGTCCGAAGTCCTTTCTTATAGTCCACCATGGTTTCGATTATTTCATCGTGGGTTTTAGACTTAGCCATTCCCTTGCTTCCTCTCCTAATACTTTGGCGCCAATA